CTACTTCGTTCCATCTCTTGTTTGTGAATCTGTATCATCTGGTTCTGCATGTGAAAAAGAGTCTTTGGTACTCGGGGAGAAGTTACCGGGCAGTTCACCGTTTCCTCCTTTGCCCTTTAGCACTTCAATAGCCTGACGAATCGCAGGCGGGATCGGTGCACCCAATCTGCCCCCATTTTCAATTATGGACAATAACTCATTTGCGATATAAAAAAAGGCGACCGCATCCCTGAACAAATGTCCGTCTCCCAGAACACCGTCCACCAGATGAGCCACCGATACCATTGCAAATATAAATACCTTTCGCGCGATGCCGAACATACCGACATTACTCTCCAGCTTGCCAGTCATTCCTGCCGCCGCGATGCCAGTTAGGTAATCGAGGATGACGAATACGAGCAATACGCCGAGTACTCCTGACCAGCCACCGAAGAAGTAGGTTGCTGAGCTGGTTATTAGAGCGAGGAGCCATTTCCATAGGGTGTCCCATCGTTCCATGGTTTCACCTCCTTTGTGTGTTAGTGTTAAAATAAGTATTCTGTTTTCGTATTTCATTCAAATCAATTACCAAGAAATGAACCAAATTAATTAACAGAATTTTATTACCGTGTATTTCCTTTCAATATTTAATAAATATAAACCCATGATTATTTAAATTCTAATTGAAAACGATGTTTTATTTTATCGTGCCTCCGGTACGGATAACTTCAGAAGTAGTACCAGATGGCTGTCCATTACTTTTAATGATACTCGACCCAAGAGATGCTTCAAATACAACATTATTAGAAGTACCTGAATTATTATCTGACATAACGTGTGCAAAAGAAATTGCTTTTATAGCTACATCCTTGTTTGATATATTACAGGAAAACACATCCACAAATGATCGAGATGCTTCCACACCATGTATCGTCTTGACAGAGTTATTTATAGCTAGATTTAGTTGTACATGTTGACAGTTATAAACACTTATAGCTGAAGTATATCTAGTAGAACCATCATAATTTACATTAACTCCACCAATCATAATGCGGCTTGAACATGCATAAAAACTTATGCGTCCATCAATAATACTAGTACTGCTACTATCCCCAGTGATTAAAAGAAATCCCCCTCCTAAAAAACCATTAAATGAAAGACTTTCTTTATAGACTCCAGCCGAGACTCTGATATTGATGTCATGATTTATAATTTTAGGTAGCATTGTTATAGCTTTATTGATAGTTTTGAAGGCGTTATTACTCTGTAATCCTGTATTACTATCACTGCCTGAATTAACATTCACGAAGTAAGTTATATCAGCTGTAGATGCACTTATTAATTTAATCCAGGAATTTCCTTCTACATATTCCAAACTCCCTGTATTGACTCGTAAGCCATGGATCCCCACATTAGTTACCATTTTTTCAGAGTGTACATCTATATTAGATTGTGTTTGTGCTATCAAAGAATTAGATTTTGTTGTGGCATCCCTAACTGCTTTCTCCGTCGCCGCCACTGTCTCAGACGTGCCGTCCGTCTTGCTCGACAACTGCACCTTCCCTTTTTGCGTCAAAGACGCATCGGGAATATCCATCTTGCTCACCGCTTCACGAAGCGTATCCAAATCCGACCTCGTCGCCACACCTGCATCAATCTTTTCAAAAATTCCATTAATACTCTCCCGGGTTACATTCTCATTCCCCAAGGGCAGAGGCAATTTCAATCGATCTGTTTCTTTTGGCATTACGCCCACACCTCCAGTTCATTCCACGTCAAAGACGCAGCGTCCAGTTCATCCCAGGTCATTTGTTTGCTGTCCAGATCGTTCCAGATCATATAGCGATACTCATATTCCACGGCCACATGGGCCGGTTTTAGTTCATCAATCGCGCGTTTGAGATCGTCAATATTGGGCGGGATGCCCATCGTATCCACAAAGCTCACCGTAAAACTCCACGATTCCGGCTGAAACGTGACATCCACCTTGCCTCCGGCATACGCCTCAGCTACATTTGCAACCAGTCTGCCCGAAAATTTCCCGGCACCCCGCAGCTTGGACTCCACCACGGCACGCCGCTGTTCCACTGGTTTGAGACGATCCGTCTCAATACCAAGCTCCTGCTCCCAGAAATCCAGGCCCCACGTCGCCGTGCGGACAAAAAACTGATCCAATGTTTCATCCAACGCCTGATACAGCAGATCCATCTCGGTTCCTTTGGACTGCATATCGGCCTGCATCACGCGGGAAGTCTCATAGTAGCTCGGCAAATATGAGAACAGCTCCCGCCCTTTTTCACTCGTCAGTCCAACATGTACAGCAGAAGGTGCACTCATGACCCGCATCCTCCTTTCCTTTCACATCAACGTAAACAGCTTCGCTCAAATGCTGCTGCGTTCCCAAACGGCGTTCTGCACGATACAAAAGCCCTTTTTGCCCGCCTTTTTCTTCACTTCCACCTAAGTCGGGAGCAGCACAACTAGAACATCCACCTTGTCCTACACCGCCTCTATCCCCACATCCGCACTTCGCTTTCACCATCTTCACTGTGCTACTCATGCACATCCACCGTCCCCAGTACCGCCACCTGACTCGCGGTCATCTCAATATTCTGGTCGCTAACACCGTTCACGGTAAGCTCCGAATAGTCGATAATGGGCGGAATGTCGAGCAGGATCGCCGCAATACGGGTGTATCGTACAAGTGGATCGGCAAAAGCCAACTGCTTTAGATAAGCAGTCACACCGCTCTCGATCAACGCCCTTACATCGGCCAACGTCGCATCACTTGCCAGCGTCAGCTTCACCTGAATGTTCATCGGCACTTCCTCTGCCGGCATGACAGTCACCACCGGGCCAGCTGGTGCAACGCCTTCACCCTGTCCATCCTGCGTTGGGTCCACGTATTTCTGCACAGCCGCCACCAGATCGCTACCCGCCGCACGTTTGTCCGTATCCAGCAAATACAATCCCACCGAGCCCGGCCCTTTCCATAATGGAATAACCCGCGTTGCACCAACACCTGCCACCTCACTGGCCCATTGCACATATTGCGATTTGTTGCCGCTTGTCCCTTGATTGCGGACTTTGGCATAAAAGCGTTCCAGAAGTGCCATATCGGCCTCAACATCTGCACCGCCTTTAATCACCTCAACATTTGTGACAGAAGTCACGCCACCTACAGGTGTAGACAGCACAGTTACCGTGCCCGCAGGTACATTACTTTCTTTTCCGGCAACAAGCGCTCGCACGCCTACCACCCCGGAGCCTTCTGCATCCAGTTCCACACGACCAACGGTTTCATATTCGAGTGAAGCCTCACCGGAGATTTCATCTGCCAAAGTAGCCACAACCGTCCCCGCAGGAATCACCTTGCCCGACGTACCCGTGAATTTAACCGAACCTTGTGCCGCTACCGCAGCCCGTCTCGTAAGACCATGCTCTCCCGCCCGCAGATCCAGCTCTTCTGAACGAAAATTCGGATCACTGCTCGCCGCAGTGCTCGCAAAGCCGCGCCGCAGCAGTTCCTGCGCCCACAAAGCCGCTTCAGACAGCATAAACGCAACCGGAGCCTCCGCATCCCACAGAAACGATCCTTCCGACTTATCCAGATCCGCGGGCAGACGATCCAGCATGCGCTGCATAATCCGTTCCTCCGTCTGGTCCTCCAAATAACGTGGAATCTCAGCCATCCCGTCAGATCACCTCACTTTCCAGAATAAACATCTCTTCCTGCACACTCGCCACACGACACGAGAACATGCACTGCTCCCGATTCCAATCGAACGTAAACTGGTCTACCGAATCCGTGCGAGGATCAGCCAGCAGCGTCTCCGTTACCATCCGGGTGATCTCACTTTCCATCACGCCCCGGCTGTCCCCCTGACCCACCAACTCATCCAGCTCCGAGCCATAGTTTCGGGAGTAGATCACATGTCTGTACCTTGGCGTTTTTACCGCCTTGATGCACCATTGCACCCAGGCTTCATGCCCACTCGCCGCAGCGACTTTGCCACTTGGAGTCAGCACAAAATCCCCCGCATCGTAATCGAATCGCCAGCTCCGTCCAAACCTCACCTCTTCCGAAGCCGCCCCCGACAGATCTTCCTCATCTCCCCATACCAAACCCGTTTCCGGGAACAAACTAGGCATTCGCACTCACCACCTTACACAGCACCACAATGTCGTTACCGCCATTCACTCGCATCGCCAGCACACGGTCACCGGCTTTCAATCCTTTACCAAGAGACCACACCGCTTCTTCCACTTCCTCTTCTTGCAAAAGAAACCTTCCCGTTCCCGTCGTTCCGCCATTTGCCACGTCAGGTATACCGGAAATCGCGCCAGCAGCCTCGCGCTCCGGCAGTCCAAGCGTGCCCGGTAACTCGGCCACGAGATAGTCCTGCACTTCGTGCTTGAAATCATCTAGCTTTACGCCGGATGAAGTCATCGTACCCAGCACCGCGCCCATGCCGTTCACGGCCTGACGAGTATGCGTACTCATCGCACCCCGCATGACCTCGGCAAAATGCCCGTACGGATCTTCTTTATTCAAGGTACACCCTCCTTTTCACCATCTCGACCGTACCCAGCTCCAACGTCATCGTTCCAGGTCCAGCGGACAGATCACGGCTAACCGACATGACGATCAGTTTCAACCCTTTGAGCAGCACCGCGTCTCCGGCACGAATCGTATTCACATCTGGTGCAGATACGGTAAAGGTCTCCTGAATACCCGTCAGCTTGCTTTTCGCCAGCTTCTTGGCGGCAGTCGCCGTTTTCACCTGATCGTCTTCGATCAGCTTTTGCAGCGTGCCCAGCTCGACTACACCAGCCTGCTCAATCGCGAGCACTTTGGAAGGAACCTCTTTGCCGCTGCTGGACTCCGAGGCCGCCATCACTTTAACTTTGGTAACCGCACCTTCGAGCGTACGCATCTGGGTCAGATCGATCAGCCGATCCAGCTCGTGCACCTTCGCATTACTGCCCACCTTGAACAACTGCAACCCACCCGGCGTCATCCGCGGATGATACATATCACCACCGGACTTCACCGTTTCCTTCAGATCGGCAAACATCATCGAAAAAATCGTCTGCGACCGATATACCGCTTTGCTCAGCTTCGTTTTGGTATCCGGCAGCGCAGCGTATGGGATTTTCCATTCCTTGGCGTACGTTTTGAGTCGCTGCGTGGCCGTCTGATCCTTTGGCAATAGGAACTCGTCCTCCGATTTTTCCAGATAGATCATCCGGTCGTAGACAGTCAGGGACAGTCGCTTGGTACCGCTGTTGGAGCTTTCCACTTCCCAGATGACCGCAGGATGCAGCAAGTGGACCATTGATTTTTCGCCAAAAGGAATCCCGCTGATCCGCACCGCCATACCCGGTGAAATCGCAGGCAGACCCGAAGACGCAGACACCGCCAGCCGGATGTTGGCCTGATAGGCAATCTGGTCGAGCGAGTCCTTTAGCGTAATCGTCTCTACTTGCTTCGTGATGTCATATTTGTCGTCGACAATGACCTTGTAGGTCATGGCATCACCAGCTTTTGTCCGGGCTTGATCCGGTTTGGATCACTGCCGATGGTCTTCACATTGAGCTTATAAATCTCGTTCCATTTGGAACTGCTGCCCAGCTCAAGCTTTGCTATTTTGGACAGGGAATCGCCAGATTTGACGGTGTAGGTCTTGCTGTTCGTTTTCAGATCCGTACGAGAACCCGACTTGCTTGCAGATGTTGCACCGCCAACCTTCTCCACTTTGGAATCCCGCCACGTACGCAGCGTAATGTCATAGTAAATATCCCCGCTCTCACCGCCTCGGAAGGTCGTGTTGTGCGAGATCAGATATACCGGCACGTTCACCCCGGTGTTGGTAATGATGAAGCGCAGCGGCTTCTTCGATACCAGAAACGTATTCAGCATATTCATCGCTACACGCGGATCAGGCAAAGGCTCGTACATGCAATAGGATGCATCATATTCTTTGGGAAAAAAAGAAGAGAAGGTGATCTCCTTCACCTTCTCCCCCTGAGCAAAATCAAATTCGCCATACTCCAGCATATTAATCGTTTCGTATCCCTTGGATCGGGAGATCGTCAGTTCTTCCGGTTTCACCGGAAATTGAAACTTCGTTTTCCCATCGATCAGGGTAAATTCCAATTTGACACCTTCCACGTTATCCTTAAATACAGTCATGACAGGCCTCCTTTCTGTTTAGGCCATAATGGTTTTGCGGTTTTCCATCGCACGGCGCACTTCGCCTGCAAATCTCATTCCAACCTGATGTGAGATAGCATCGTAGTCGATGGCGTTCTCCCGGACAGTCACCTGCACAGCTCCTTGTGGTACGTTGACGGAGATCTGATTGGTCGTCTCGGTTTTAAAATCCTTCAGGTAACCGGACAGACTGCTCATCTGGTCTTCGGATATTTGTACCGTCATCGTGGACGATTTGCCATTGGCATTACCAGCAGTTTGCGCTCCGTTACCTAGACCCATAGCTTGGGATTGCATCACACTTGTTCCCATGAAACCAGCAGATGTAGACTGGCCGACCTTACTGTTCATATAAGCTGCTGGACCCGTCACTGTCAGTGCCGATGGAATATAGGCAGGTGGCATCTGCGGACCTGTTGCTACTTGCGACGTTGAAGCGACCGTTGCCGCCTGGGATACAGGGACAGTGGATACGGATGCGGCAGGCTTCTCTTCCTCTTTCTTGGAGCCAAAGCCAAAGAAACTGGATATGCCATTGAACATATCCTTTGATTTCTCCATAACAATATTCGTTCCCTCCACAGCAAGATTCGCCATTTTCGAAATACCCTCTGCATGGTTATTGATAAATCCACCTACCTTATCGCCAACCCAGTCACCGGCTTTCTCACCTAGCCAGCCCCCTATTGCACCGCCTGCCAGTGTTCCACCCACCGGAATTACACTACCAATGATGCTGCCAAGAGTTGTTCCTAATGCACTACCAGCAACAGAACCTAATGCACGCACTCGTTCATCTGGAGGGGCACTCGCAAGATCTTTAATATTGCTAAGCATACGAATCGGTGCAAATAACTTCCCAGCACCCTTGGCTAACCCTCCACCCAGTTTACTCATTATTCCAGAGGCTCCACTACCTCCTGCTCCTCCGCCACTAAATAATCCTTTGACATCTCCCCACATTCCATCTATACCACCGATTAAATCAGACCCTGCTGTCGAGAAATCATTAACAAAAGTGGCTCCTCGTTTCGTAACTTTTAATGCCTTCTTCCATCCATTCCCTGGAGTAGAAGGCCTTTTTATTTCTCTCCATAGCTTTTTACCACTACTTCTGGCGTCAAATCCTTTTTTTACTCCAGAAGAAATCGATTTTCCTCGATCAAACATGCCCTTCATCTTTTGCAAAAAGGATTTAGGTTTTTCTTCGGTTGCTGAGGCTCCCCCTATATTGATGGAATCCAGCTTGGTGCTCAGCATATTAATTGACTGCGTATTTAAACTCAAAGCATCTATTAATGGCTGTGAATTTACATTAACGGACACACCTGAAATTTGGTGACTCACTTTCAGCTGCACATTAGCTGTAGCATTCAACATCTTAGATCGGATTTGCTTCATTTTTTTCAACAAACCATTTAATGCTGGAGTAGCACGGTCAGCCAAATCAACCGTGGGTGTAATCCGCAGTCTGCTCAATCGCACAGCCGTGCTATAAATACTTTCCAGCCTGCGCCCGGTTGTTCTCAGCTCATTGTTCACTTTAATCAGACTCTGATAGCGAACTCTGCCCAAACGTTCAGTAGAACGCTGGATCTGATCCAGATAACGGAGGGTCGTTCGCATTTCTACATTGGATTTGGACAAACCCACAATCATTTCTGCCATTTCTTTCACCCCCTGTCCGATCTAGTTATCGATTCATTTGCGAGGTGATCGCTGCCATTTCCTCTTCCGAGAACGCAATCAACAGCGAGCGCTCCCCCCGTGGCAAAGACCAGAATTCTCCAGGCCGTAGATGATGACGAACCCACATGTGATAAAGGAACGTAGTCATCCCGCCGGAGTGAATCAGTTTTTTAGGTCTTCAATCTCCACACCGAAGCCGGATAGCTCCAGCACCTTGTCGCCTACGGCGTCCAGTTCACCCGCGAGCAGCATTCGGCGAACCGCTTGTTCCCCACCGGACAGCTTCATGCGTCCGGTAATACGGTTGTCTCCCCAGCCGGACAGTTCGAGTCCGCGTACATTCATTTTCACCGTCGCTTCGGAAATCAGTAGCGCGTTAAACGTTTCGGTATCCACCTTTTCCTCGGTGCGGCCTTTGACCGTTTTGCGAATGGTACAGCGTTCGCGGATCTGATCCACTTTGGAGGACGTCAATCCACGCAGGGTCAGCAACAGATCCAAACGTTGAATGCGTACATTCTCTTCCGGCAAACGTTCTGCTGCTTCAAACAACTGATCCAAAATTTGTTCTTCAGACATATTCTCATTCATACTCATGGGGTGCGATCTCCTTCTTATTTCACAATTGGGTTAATACATCTCCATATGCTGGGACAACAAAGAGACCGAGAATTTCTCGGCCTACATGTGTTCCCATTTCTGTAATTCTCGTTGCACATACGCCTGATCAGACAAGCTTCATTACGATGTCTTTTAGAAGTTCGAAGTCATTCCATCCTTAGTTCGCAACAATCGGATTCAACAATTCAAATCCTTCAAACGTAAAGCCTGTTTCCTCCGGCACTTCCTCACCCGCTGTCCAGTTGGCAAGCTGGATTTTGTCCACCATGCAGCCTTTCAGCAGGACACTTTCATGTCCGTAGGACTCTGGATCGTCGAGCTTGGAAATAATCTGGAACTTGGTGAAACCTCGCTGAATCATGTCCGAAGTGACTTTGTAACCTGTCATCGTACCTGTTCCTTTTTTCGCACCATTTTTGTGTACTTTCCAATCGTTGCCGACCAGATTCAGCTCACGCTTCTCAATTTCGACGCTGGCCTCCAGCTTATTAATATTCGTCTGCCACACACCATCGATATGCAGCTGACCATGGGTACCGAGAATTACTCTTGACGCATCCAACATGACAATTCCTCCTTGAGATTAGAAAATATCGTATATACCATCCGTTCAACGAACAGTAGTTTCTTTTAAAACACCATTCTCTTCTACACAACCTTATTGCACGTAAAACGTTCCAAACAACTGCTCCATGACATCCGTCAGCTTGACATTCCATTGCAGGAATACCTGGTCCGCCTCCGGCTTGAGAATTGGCGCAGTACCATAATACGCCGGGTCGAGAACGACATCGTATCCCTCAGCTTCAATGACATTGCTCTGTGCGAGCAGCGCCAGATAGGCTTTCATCGCACCGATCAGCGCCTGACGGCCCTCTTCCGTATTGTTCACTTTACCGATATACGTATCTTCAGCAGAGCGCTGCAAATCCGTATTAATTGCATCCATCACACGAATGGAACGAATTTTTTTCCAGGCATTATTCTGTCCTGCGGCAGGGGTCACGAGTGTATTCACTCCGCGAAGCGCCTTCACCTGACGTCCATCATGGAAGAAAATAAATACGCCATTCTGTACCGCCTGCTCCTGTTCTGCACGAGTCCAGCGACGCGTCACATCATCGAACGGAGAAGGTGCGTATGTGGTGGATTCATTCAGGCGTTGCCCAGCAATCAGACCCGCAACATATGCTGACGTTTCCGCCGAGCTGTAGAACGCATCACCCAGACGCACACCCGTACCCACATTGATTACACCCTCATGGTTCAACGTGAGTGAACGTGCCGCCGCCTTCTGTGCTGCTGTAGCAGAGGTGTCATCCGCCGTAGAACCGCCGAATACAGCCATCACGGGTTTACCCTCACTGCGCACACGTTTCACCCATGCTGCAAAGCTCGCCAGCAAAGGTGCATCCGCTGCATGATCCAGTGCCAAAACGTCAAATTGCTCACCTTCCAGCGCGCCCTGCACGGCAATATACTCCGCATTGGTCAATCCATCGTTGCCACTTGCACCACCTTTGAACGCTGCTCCCGCAACTGTTGCAACGACACCTGTACCATCGCCAATCGCCTGAGCGTTAATCCAAATGTTGCTTTCATCCGCGTTGATCTCTTTCGCCAGCGACGCTGCCGAAATATCCGCAGTCAGCAGTGCATACAGCATCCGGTTGCCTTCAAACAAGCGCACTTCATGCTTTGTATTATCAATTACACCCGGTTGAATGGTGACGTAGAATCCGTTACCCCGGTCACCCGGATACTTGGCGTCCAGCTGCAGCACGGCTGCATCACTGCTGTCTTTCAGCGTAAGTGTTGCTGCTTTTGCGGTTGCTCCGGCCACCCGATAAGCCAGCAGCTTTTTCGGTCCACCCAGCAGAGCGAGCTTCAAGGATGTATAGGCTGTCCCGTTATCCAGGGCATGTGCCGAGAAAATACGCTCAATCGCCGCTTCACTGCCGACTTCAACAAAAGTTCCTACCGGACCCCAGTTCGCCTTGATCGGCACAACAACCGTTCCACGATTACCAGCCTGAATAGCCGAAGACGCCGCCGCCTGAAAATTCATATATAAGCCCGGAAGTACCGGACGATTCGTTTGCTCCCAAGTTCCGCCTGCCATTATCCCTTCACCTTCGCTTTCATAAATTGGTTGATGCGTTCCTTCGCTTCCTCAATGGAAAACGTCTCTTGCGCTGCTTCGTACAGCGCACCATACAGCACCTCTGCCTTAACGGCAAAGAGGGCTTCGGCATGATTCATCAGCTCGGCCCGCGTGTATTGCGGGGCAGCCTGTTTATTTTTTTTCACTGAGCTTGCCATGGCCATCTCACCTCATTGTTTGACTACTGAATTCGTTGAACCTGATTTTTGCACCATAATTTTGACCTATGAATTTTTGTCCCTATGAACCTACGAAACTATGAACCTATGAATTTGAAGCTAAAGTATGATATTGAATTTCTCATCTGGAACCCCATCTAGAGTCCCTCTCGACTAGCACTTACTCCATCCCTTTGCTATGGTGAATCTCGCGGATCAATGGCACATCCGTACCCGGACGGAGAATACGCTGCTGCAACGTCAGACGAATCTGTCCGTTCAAATAGGCGTCTGCCTGTAAGTCGGCAGAAACTTCATCCACCGTCACATATCGCGTACCATCTGTATCCGTCAAAGCAATACGGGTCTGCACGGCCAGTTGTTCAAGCAGATGTGTGACCGTATGGCGGACATCTCCCACATTCGCAGCCAGCACATGCCCAATCCATTGCTTACGAATCTCCAGCGCAGAAGTCCCAGCAGTGGTTGTACTGCATCCCGTCAATCGCCACAGTATGGACTTGGTCGTATAACCTCCAGGCCAGACATCCCCATATACGGACCATTCCTGCCCGAGCTGGGTTCGTGTCCAGCCCTGAAGTGCAGCCATCCACGAATCTGTTGCTCCAGCCTGAGCATATTCCACCGTTTCCGGAACATACACCCCAAATCGCAGGCTGCGCGTAACCAGTCCAGAATTGGCATCCACACGATCGCAATCCGAGGAACCTAGGTAAATACAGGTAAATGCCCCGCCTTCTTCATCCTCCAGTCTGATCTGGTGCAGTCCTTCCATCAGCGCTGCTGACCATGCCTCCACTTGTTCAGCACCTCCATCTTCGGGGCGTGCATATGGAGATATTTTGATGATCCTCCTATACCCCGCCCAAGCAGACTTCGGTACTTCTTCTGCAAAAGCAATCACGGCACAAGGTCCGGCTAACACCTCTCCCGGTGCAGGGATGTCCTTTACTCGGCCATTCCATGCCGGAACAAGAGCCTCCAGCTTCTGCTTCAGCGTATGCCTGATGACATTGCTCACTTGCCTTGTGTTGGCCGTGTTGTTTAACCCACTACTCATAGACACATTCATTTCGCCTCCTTCAGCTGCAAGTGTGCGATCTGCCCGTATTGTGCAGCGACAATGCTGCAGCAGCGAATTCCCCCTTTAGTTCAACCTCTGCGTATCTACCGGCGCCAAAGCTGGACACCATTCACCGCAACAAAAAGACCGGCCCCTTGTGGCCGATCTGTACATTAGCGTATGTGCTTTCGGTGTGTGTCCTTGCTATTGATCCGATAATACAATCTTACACCCTTTCATCCCTAGCGCGGATGGTGATTCGTACGACTTAGGTGCAATTAAGGGTGCATCCGGGGTGGAAAAAAGACGACTCAGCGTGGCTCATGCCATTAACACCCTATTTCAGCATAACCTTCGGATTCAATGTAATCTCAAACGCACGTCCCCAGATGAAATCGGGGTTCGTATAATCCAGCAGTGCACTGCAATACTCCGCATAAGCTGCTTCGCCATTACAAATTTGTTTGATCGCTACGTTCCCTTGAGCAAATGCTGTTTTGTTCGCTAGTGCCGTGGTGTGGGTCTGCATCAGATCCCTGAGTAAAGTCTGCAAATGAGCATAATCTTCTTCTGAGTTAAACAACACCATATTCTGATCCGCTAGAGTTGCCACATTGGTATAGAGCGCATGTGCTCTGGAATACGTACGGATATCTGCAATTGCTACTGCTTTGTAGTAGTAATCTTTCAGGAAACGTTTGAACAACAATGACCCCTGTGCATTCATGGCATCTCGCAACGCATGGGTATGGGTTTCTGTTGTAATCAGAGCATAACGGGATTGTCCCATACCCACAGCCATACCAATTTTGTTCCCCGGCGTATTCCATGCACTGTAACCCAGAACCCGGCCCGTATACGGACTGTTCAGAAGTGCTTCGGCTACATCGACGTTGGCTGGACCTTTTCCTACAAAATCAATCAACACCGAAGGTAGACCCTTATCACTATTGCTCGTCAATTGCGCCACTGCCGCCTGCACCTGATCCAGCGCCGTGATGGCAATAATCTCAATGTGCACCGGTGTTTTACCCGGTTTGCCTGGATGACGATTCGTCATGCGATCCAGCTCAGACGCCATGTCAAACGAAGAAGCTTCATTCACAGATGGAGCATTCGTCAATTCATTTCCATTTTCCACATCGGAAGTTGGATCCGTTGCCACATCAGGCTCTGGATAAGCGGAATCCGCTACAACCACACCACCTACAATATCCACATGCCGTACCACATTCTCGTGCACATTCATATATTCGTAGGCATTGATAATCGTGGAACCATGAGGGCCAAAATATTTCACTTCATAACGCGTCTTCTTCCCACCACGAAGAAGTTGGTTAGCCATACGTGCCACCAGAGCGTGACCCAGGCCATCCGCATCTGGAAGGATAATCGCCCGATCGGGATTTTGTCCATCCGTCCCACCGAGCCATTCATTGATTCGTGCTTCCACATAATTGATCTCGTTAATCTGAACGCCTTGCGTATTCGCATCGTCGACGCCTACGGCGAGGAAGTCAATATATCCTTTGCGAGCAAGCTTATCCAGAATGTATAGATTCGTTTTGAATTTATGTTGTCTGGTGTTGTAGTACTGTTCTTTATTAAAATACGTCGTTTCCCCATATTCCGTAGACTCTGGAGATAGGTTGTACCCGTTCACAATATCCTCGAATGCCGTAAAGGACTGACGCGGCTGCTGCATTAGTGCACGTGACTCGTTATACGCGTCCAATGCGAGACCATCTGCAAATGAGGTGGTGGCGAGTCGCATAATGGTATCCATCACAAACACCGGTTTGCGTGGATATTTCCCTTTAATGGCTTTGATCACATCGAGCAAACGGGTGGTGTCCTGATCATAATCAGGATATGTGCCCCCTCCATCTTCACGAAGCTGACGACTGCCAATCAGACCACCATAAGCCAGCATATCCGAAGAGATGATGAATCCATCCACTTTGGCGGCATTTTTCAAAATGAAATCATGAATGTTGGACGGTTTACCGTACGTAGGCGTAGACGTTCCAAGCAATGTTGTGCCTTCTACCGTTTTTTCGGAATCCAGACGATTTTGAATGTCACCCAGGTGTGGTGTAATGATATGGATACCGGCTGCTTTTCCTTGTACAACGACGTCATCCAGATTCGCTGGACGATCATCCAGTGGAACATACAATACTGTTTTCAT